ATTAATAATGAACAACCAAATGAAGCAATTTGAAAAGGGTGGAGAGGTTGATCCCGTATCTGGTAATCCTGTACCGTTAGGTAGCACGGAAAAAGAAGTACGTGATGATCAGCCTGCTATGCTTAGTGAAGGTGAGATGGTAATTCCTGCTGACGTTGTTCGTTATTTTGGTGTTGAGCATTTTATGAAGCTTCGAGATGAAGCTAAAATGGGCTTTAAGAAAATGGAGGCTATGGGTCAGTTTGGCACAGATGAAGGACAAACATTACCAGACGACACACTATTTAATGCAGGTGGTCCTCCTTTTACGATTGAGGACATTGAGGTTGTTGAACCTGACGATGTAGAAGAAGAAACTTTAGAAGCTAATGTAGGTGCTTTTGTGCAAGGGGGGCAGGAAGCTAGCCCTTTTGACCAAACGTTTGGGCCTGCTACAAACACAACTTTAGCAAATGCAGGTAAAGACTCAAAAGGATTTTTGCAAAGTTTAGGTAGTCGTGCCTTTGACTCAAACGATATTATAAACGCTATTGGTAGTGTAAACATGGACTATCTAACTGCTCTGTCACCAGCAGGCACAGACTTTGGCCAAAATAAAAGCAGCACTAGAAAATTTATTGACAACTATTTTACTAACTTTTCAAAAAACCTTAGCGCTACTGTACAGCAACCTACTACAGCAGAGGTAGAATCAGAATCAGAGGTAGAATCAGAATCAGAGGTAGAATCAGAGGATCAAGATGTGGGTCCGACTGCTGGTCAGGGTATAGGCTCTATGTCTGACTTAGCTTCAGCGCCTACTGCGGCTAACATTGGGGCAGCTAAAGGCTTTACAGAGCTTTCTTCAACAACAATAGGTATTATGGATGATTTGATCTCTGGGGCATTAAATCCTTTTGGAAGGTCCGCGTTTGGGCCGCCCGGAATAGCAGGTAAGGTAGGTGGTACGCTGTCAAGTATGTTTTCATCAGGTTTAAGCGTAGGGTTGCCATTTGGCATAGGGCCACAGATATCTCTGACTGACCCTATTGGAACAGGAAAAGGTAATATTGACAAGGTTGCTACGAGGGATCAAGTAGTAGCTCAAGCACTTGTTACTACCGCTAGTCAGACTCCTCAAGTAGACCTTGATTTAATGAGTATTGTAGGTATAGCAGAACAAATAGGTTTTGATGTAAACGATATTGCAAATAATCCTAGTGTAGACTTAGTATCTATTGCAAATGATCCACTAGGTATAGGCATTGCTACGCAGGCAGTCGGTCCGTATGGTGGTGTGACACTAGCTAATGGTGATATTCTTGGACGTCCTGATATTACTAAGACTCATTCACCGGCAGACCTCACAAAAGGGAAAACACTACAACAAGATTTTGTACAAGAAGTTAAAACCCGTGCTATGGGTAGGGATGAGTTAGGTGCAGCAGGTATAACAGATGAAGTTGAGGATGAAGACGACATAGCAGATATTGATGATCCGGGTTTTGACCAATCTGCAACTACTGCTCCTGACTACAGTGATCCTGATGATGATGATGCGACTGCTGATGCCGAAGCTGCTGCTGCTGGTATGGGCGGTGGCCCACAAAGTGCGGAAGAAGCATCCGGTGGAACTAGCGGCGATGGCGGTAATTCTAGTGGACCCGGCCCTGATGGATCAGAAAATGATGGAATGGGTAATGATGATGGATCAGAATATTCTAAAGGGGGAATAATTAAGCGTAAACCACCAAATAAAAAAAGAGGTGGAAGAAAGAAAAATAAAAGAGGGGGCTTAGGTTCCCGAAAGTGATAGTCGCACTTAAACAGACTAATTTGATGGCTACTCATCCCCCTGCTAAGCAGGCTACGGTGGCCCCACACAGAGAGAATATACATGTCAGAAGCAATGGTTGTAAGTAATCAGACGGAACGTAAGCCTTTTATGTCTAAGCCTTATTCAAAGGCGGATCGTGATAAAGAAGATGAAGAAGAACTTGAAGTACTACTCCGTGAGCAACGAGGTGAAGGTGTAGAAGAAACAGAAGAATCAGAACCAGAGCCTGTTGGAGCAGAAGAAAAAACTTTTAAAAAGCGCTATGGTGATTTGCGGCGGCACACACAAAAGGTACAAGAAGCTCACCAAAAACAGATTGATGAACTAAAAGAACAACTAAAAACAACTAGTAAAAAACCTATTGTTTTACCAAAGACAGACGAAGAGCTTGAAAAGTGGATGTCTGAGTATCCAGATGTAGCTGCTATTGTGGAAACTATTGCAACTAAAAAAGCACGAGAGCAATCAGAAGACCTTGAAGATCGTGTTACAAAGATTAATAAAATGCAAGACGATGCTGAACGGCAAAAAGCTGAAACTCTTTTGTTGCAAATTCACCCAGACTTTGAAGATATTCGAGACGACGATCAGTTTCATACATGGGCAGATGAGCAACCTAAGTGGGTACAGCAGGCTTTGTATGATAATGACAACGATGCTAAGGCAGCAGCGCGAGCTATTGATCTTTATAAATCTGATTTTGATATTGGACCTAAAAAGAAACGAAGCAATGGCGATGCAGCCGAAATGATTTCTAGCAAGAAAACTCGTACCCGACCAACTAACGATGATAGCGAAGGCGTCATTCTTGAGTCAGCAGTACAAAAAATGAGCATGGATCAGTACGCTAAAAACCAAGAGGCTATTATGGAAGCCATGAATAAGGGTACATTTATTTACGATATTTCTGGTTCAGCACGATAAGTAGTGTTGACAAATAGAAAAAACTTACTATAACTAATAATATAACAGTAGCCGCAATAGCCTACCTACTGTTTTATTATCTTTATCTACTAATAGCGGCTACAATTTATCAATAGAATTACCTAAAAGGTATAGCCCGTTAAGAAAACGTTAGGCCAAATGTTTTTATTAATGCACCTATTTCCTATTAGCCTCTACAGAAAATTGTAAGTTAGCATCTGAACGCTGAAAAAAAAGGAGCAATGTTATGGCATTCGCATCAGCAGCGGGCAACGGAAATCTACCTAATGGTAATTTTAGCCCCGTAATTTATTCTAAGCAGGTGCAGCTTGCGTTTCGTAAGGCTGCGGTCTGTGACCAAATTACTAACTCTGACTACTTCGGTGAAATTTCTAACATGGGCGACTCTGTTCGCATCATTAAAGAACCTGAAATTTCTGTTAAAGGGTACACTCGCGGTACGGTAATCCAGCCGCAAGACCTTGACGACGAAGACTTTTCTCTTACGATTGATAAGTCTAACTACTTTGCTTTTAAGGTAGACGATATTGAAGAGGCCCACTCTCACGTTAACTTTGCAAACCTTGCATCGGATCGTGCGGCTTTCCGGCTTGCTGATCAGTATGACCAAGACGTTCTTGGTTATATGTGTGGGTATAAGCAGTCTGCTCTGCACTCAGTTGCCGATACGGTAAACGCTACCGTTAATGGTACGGTAGCGGTTTCTACGGCTGGTACGGATGAACTTCTGTCCTCCATGAAACTGGAAGCAGATGATTTCGGCGGTTCTTCGGGTAGCTCTATTGGTATCCGTGCGCGCTCCGGCGATGATGGTGCTGTTCTTGGTAGCGGTAACGCTTATGCACTTCAGATTATTGCCCGTATGGCACGTAAGCTGAATCAGCAGAGCGTTGACACTAATGGTCGTTGGGTTGTTATTGATCCCATTGTTCAGGAAATTTTGCAGGACGAAGATTCTCGCCTGTTTAACTCTGACTTTGGTGGTTCGGGGCTGACTAACGGTCTTGTACTTAATAACCTTCACGGTTTTAAAGTGTACGTCTCAAACAACCTGCCTTCTATTGGTACGGGTGCTTCCACTAGTGGTGGTACTAATGCTAGTAACTATGGTTTGATTGTGGCAGGCCACTCTTCTTCTGTCGCTACGGCAGAACAGATTGATAAAACTGAATCCTATCGTGATCCAGATAGCTTTGGTGATATTGTTCGTGGTCTACATCTCTATGGTCGTAAGATTCTTCGTCCTGAAGCAATCGTTACAGCCAAGATTAACTTGGTATAAGGGGGATATATTATGGCTCTAGGCGATAACACTCTTCTAGCTGCTCGTGGCAACGACGCTCGTGGTCGCGGCATTTATATGGTACAGCATGAACTTGATTATGCTGTAGCACTTTCTGATAAGGGTAGCGCACTTGCTGCCGCTGATGTCATCCCTGTAATTTCAGTTCCTGCTGGTTCTGTTATTATGAACGCAGGT